CGACCCCAACGCGGCCACCATGAGCCAACGCGTTGTCCAGTACCAAGCCGTGATCCAGATGGCGCAGATGGCTCCGGAGATTTACGACCTGCCCAAACTACACCGTGGGATGCTCGAGGTGCTGGGTATCAAGGATGCCGACAAGCTCGTGCCCCTGCCTGACGACCAGAAGCCCCGCGACCCAGTGGCCGAGAACATGGCAGTGCTCAAAGGCGAGCCGGTCAAAGCGTTCTTCTACCAAGACCACGAGTCACACATCAAGGTGCACATGAGCGCCATGCAAGACCCCATCGTGATGCAGTTGATCGGCCAAAACCCCAAGGCTCCGATGATTCAGGCAGCCATGATGGCCCACGTTGCTGAGCACGTTGGCTACGCGTACAAGCTGAAGATCGAGCAACAGTTGGGTATGCCCCTGCCTCCCGAAGACGAGAAGATGCCACCTGAGATCGAGATTCAGTTGTCGGCCATGATGGCCCAAGCTGCACAGCAGGTTCTTCAACAGAGCCAAGCGCAAGCGGCTCAACAGCAAGCGCAGCAGCAACAGCAAGACCCGATGGTTCAGATGCAGCAGCAAGAGTTGCAGCTCAAGCAACAAGAGTTGCAGCTTCGTCAGCAAGAAGTCCAAGGCAAATTGCAACTTGAGCAACAACGCTTGCAGATGGACGGCATGGCCAAGATGGAACAAGCAAAACAAGCCGACAAGAAGATGCAGCTTGATGCGTTGGCCAAAGCAGGTCAACTCAAGAACGACAAAGCTCGCCAAGAGTTTGAGAACAAGAAGTTGCAAGTGGATGCCCTGAACAAAGCAGGTCAACACAAGATGCAAAAAGCCCAGCTTGCAAACCAAGCTGCACAAAACCCAAAGGAGACGCCTAAACAATGATTTCAGAATTCGCACGCGTATTGCGCGAACAAATACGCACCGACATGAACAACTACGCCGATGACTTGGCTGGTGGGATGTGTCGCAACTTTGACGAGTACCAAAAACTTTGCGGAGTCATTCAGGGTCTGGCCACCGCAGAGCGCTATCTAATCGACCTTGCTGAGAAAGTGGAAAAAGCAAATGAGTGAACTCGTTCTAGAACCGGGGCAGTTCGCCCTGCCTGAAGCCATCCAACCCATCGACGCTCCCGAGCAAGATGCAGACGATGTAACCAAAGCCACGATGCTGCCAGCCCCTACGGGTTGGAAGTTGTTGTGTGCTGTACCAGAGGTCGATGAAAAGATCGCTGGCACAAGTCTCGATTTGGTTCGAGATGCCACAACCATGCGACAAGAAGAAAGCGCCACAACCGTTTTGTTTGTGTTGAAGGTTGGCCCAGACGCGTACAAAGACCAGACCAAGTTCCCCGGTGGCCCGTGGTGCAAGGAAGGCGACTTCGTGCTCGTGCGTACATATTCCGGTACGCGCTTCAAGATTTTCGGAAAAGAGTTTCGACTGATTAACGACGATCAGATTGACGCTGTTGTGCAAGACCCTCGCGGCTTGACCCGCGCATAAGGAGTAGGAATGTCAGAACCATATAAGTTCCCCGACGAAACCGAAGTTGATGTCAATGGCAAAAATGTCAATGTGACAGAACAAGAGGATGACGTTGAAATTGAAGTCATCGACGATACCCCCGTCCAAGACCGTGGTCGTAGACCATTGGACAGAGAGGTTGAAGACCCAACCGACGATGAGATCGAAACCTACACCAGAGGTGCGCAGGATCGAATCAAGGAGTTGACCCATGCCCGTCACGACGAGCGTCGGGCTAAAGAGTCCTTGGCTCGTGAGAAGCAAGAGCTGGAGCGTCTTGCACAGCAAGTGTTAGAGGAAAACCAACGCCTCAAACAATACGTCAATACAGGGACAGCGCAGTACACCCAGATGGCTCAGACCGCAGCAGGTGCGGAGTTGGAGAAAGCTCGGCGGGAGTACAAGGCTGCACAGGAAGCGTTTGACACGGACGCTATTCTGGCCGCGCAAGAAGCGTTGCTGGAAGCAAAGATGAAAGTGGAGCAAACAAAAAATTTCCGACCACCCCCTTTACAAACGCAAGAAGTTGATGTACAACCCCGTTACCAAGAACCCCAACAGGTTCGAGCCGACGAAAAAACCTTGCGCTGGCAAGCCAAAAACCAGTGGTTCGGCTCAAACGGGTTTGAAGAAGTTACCAGCTTTGCACTAGGGCTGCATCAAAAACTAGTCAACTCAGGAGTCGATCCTCGCACCGATGAGTACTTCGAGCAGATTGATGCTCGCGTGAAGTCAACGTTCCCCGAAATGTTCGGTGGTTCGGAAGACAGGCCAAGGAACGGCAATGCTCCAAGAAAGCCTGCGGCAGTGGCAGCGCCAGCGACACGTTCGTCTGGAGCTAAAAAGATCCAATTAACTCAGACTCAGATAGCTCTGGCTAAGAAATTTGGATTAACCCCGCAGCAGTATGCTGCTCAAGTAGCAAAATTGGAGAATTGAAATGGCTGAAAACCGTACCCCTCGTGACAACGTCTCACGCGATAAGCAAGCTCGTGCTGTATACGTACCGCCGACTGCACTGCCCGATCCGACACCTGAACCCGGATATGTCTACCGTTGGGTAGCCACACATGTCTTGGGTCAGCACGAACCAACCAACGTGTCACGTAAGTTTCGCGATGGCTGGGAGCCGGTGAAAGCAGCAGACCATCCTGAGTTGATGATTACTGGTAGTGAAAAGACAGGAAACGTCGAAATTGGTGGACTCATGCTTTGCAAGATGTCTGCCGAAAAAGCGCGTTCTCGGGACGACTACTACGACCAGCAAGCTCAGAACCAGATGGAATCAGTGGATAACCACTTCATGCGAAACAATGATTCGCGTATGCCTTTGTTTGCTGACCGCAAGTCAACAACCAGTCGCGGCGCGGGTTTTGGTTCAGGTTCAAAGTAAACAAGGAGTCTCTAAATGGCATCTACAGCTACCCCCTACGGGCTAATCCCCGTAAATCGTAATGACGGCATGCCCTATGCTGGCGCTACGAGTCAGTTCTTGATTGACCCCGCTGGTGAAGGCACAAACCTGTTTTACGGGCAAGTCGTCATCATTGGCGCTGATGGTTACATCGCTTTGTCTACCGCTACTGGCGCAGACTTAACTACCAACAACCTCGGTGGCAACAACTTGGGTGCTTGGGGTGTGTTCGTTGGTTGCTCCTACGTTAACGCGCAGGGCCAAGTAATCTACGGTCAATACTACCCATCTGGCACAACTGGTGTGGTGACTGCATACGTTATCACCGACCCCAATGTGACTTTCCAAGCACAATTGGACGGCGTTGCTGACCAGTCAGACCTCGGTGCAAACACTTTCTTTGCTGCTGTGCAGTCCACTTCTACAGGTAATACCCGTACAGGTAACTCAACCAGCGCATTGGAGTCTACCACTCAAACCGCCGCTGCCGCGTTCAAGATCATTGGTTTTGCTTCCCCAATTACCGATGCCTTCCCAGACGTGTTGGTTAAGTTCAACCCCGGCGCACACGCCTACACCAACGCCGTTGGCATCTAAGGAGCACATAAATGGCTATTTCACGCGCACAACTACTCAAAGAACTGCTCCCCGGCCTGAACGCTTTGTTCGGCATGGAATATGCACGTTACGGCGAACAGCACAAAGAGATCTACGAAACAGAGAAATCTGAGCGTAGCTTTGAAGAAGAAACCAAGTTGGCTGGCTTCGGTGCAGCACCTGTCAAGAACGAAGGCTCTGCCATCGCTTACGACAATGCGCAAGAAGCATTCACCGCCCGCTACAACCACGAAACCATTGCTTTGGGTTTCTCAATCACTGAAGAAGCGGTTGAAGATAACTTGTACGACAGCTTGTCTGCTCGCTACACCAAAGCCTTGGCCCGTGCAATGGCCTTCACCAAACAAGTTAAGTCCGCTTCCGTCATCAACAACGGTTTTAACGGTTCTTACTTGGGCGGTGACGGTGTCACATTGTTCGGTAACAACAGCTCCAGCACTCGTGTTGGCCACCCACTGGTTAACGGTGGTGTGAACTTCAACAGCCCCTCCGTTGGTGTGGACTTGAACGAAACCTCTTTGGAAAATGCCGTGATTCAAATCGCAGCATGGACTGATGAGCGTGGTCTGTTGATTGCCGCCAAGCCTCGCAAGATGGTTATTCCTCCTTCACTGATGTTCGTTGCCAAGCGTTTGCTTGACACTGAACTGCGCGTCTCTACTGCTGACAACGACATCAACGCGTTGAAGCAAATGGGCGTAGTGCCAGAAGGCTATACCGTCAACAACTTCTTGACCGATACAAACGGCTGGTATTTGATTACCGACGTTCCAAACGGCATGAAGCATTTCGAGCGTATGCCTTTGGCTAACTCGATGGACGGCGACTTTGATACCGGCAACGTCCGTTACAAAGCTCGTGAGCGTTACAGCTTCGGCTGGTCTGATCCTCTCGGTATGTGGGGTTCAGCAGGCGCGTAAGCGACTTGAGGGAAGGGGGCTAGCGCCCCCTTTTCTTTTGCTGTATATTCAAACCATTCCGGGGTTTTCCGGTGTATCTGACAGTCCCGGCTGACGACATGCAGACAGATACGCCCCACTTGCATGTAAGGAAAAAATCATGGCAAATACCACGTTCTCCGGCCCAGTCATATCACAAAATGGCTTTATCTCCGGAACAGCTTCCAGCCCCGTCGTTGAGACTACTGCGGGCAATATCTCCGAGTCATACGCCACCACTTCAGCTACCACTGGCGATACACGCCTGTCGTACAACCGCTTGGAATTTACTTCCACCGGTTCTGGCGAAACCATTCGCGCATTGACACGAGTCACAGGCGCTGATGCAGCTACTGGCGGTACTGTCAACGGTGCACACGTTAGCTTGAGCATCAACGGTTCCGGCACTATTTCTGGTGCGGGTAACGCTCTTCGCGCTACTTTGGGTGGTACATCCACAAACCCCGGCGGCACAATTGCAGCTATCCAAGCTGATTCTGACTTTGCTTCTGGCGGTACTTGGACAAATGCTTCGTTCATCCGCTTTACAAACAGCGGTACAGGCACTGTTGCAAACTTGTTCAATGTGCCATCAGGCATGGTCACGGCCAACACCCAAGGCGCAGCTACAAACTCGTTGAAGATTGTGGACAGCGCAGGTACTGCGTACTACATCATGTTGACTACGACCAACTCATAATGCAGATTACCAAGGAATTTCTGGAAGCAGAAATTGCTGATTTGAGAAAAGAGGCAGGGAGGGCGGAAGCCTTCCTCCTCAAAGCTCAGGGCACAATTGAGGCGTACCAGATGCTCATAAACAGGCTAGAAGCGCCAGAACCGGAGCAACAAAATGACGATGCAATATGACGTTAAGGCGGCGCATACAGAAGCCACAGGCACAATGGTGTCTGGGCGCAACCGCCTTAAAGGATACCAGTGTATTTCTGGCGGTACAGCTGGAGATATTATTTTCCGTGACGGCGGTGCTTCGGGTACTATCCGGTTGCAGTTTAATATTGGAACTGGTACACAACCAATCGGGTTGCCAATCCCCGGCGAAGGTATTTTGTTCACAACAGATATCCATGTGACATTGCCCGCAACCGCAAAAGCGACTATTTTCTATGGCTAAATCCCCAGCATGGACGCGCAAGGAAGGGAAGTCCGAGAGCGGAGGCTTGAACGCCAAAGGTCGGGCTTCCTACAACAAGGCGAACCCCGGGAAGCCCGGGCTGAAAGCTCCTCAACCAGAGGGCGGCAAACGCCGCGACTCCTTCTGCGCCCGTATGGAAGGGATGAAGAAGAAATTAACGAGCGAAAAAACCGCCAAGGATCCAAATTCGAGGATTAACAAGAGCCTGCGGGCTTGGAAGTGTTGAGGTAAACATGAAAAAAATTGGTAAAAAACCTACTGATGACCAGATGCTTGAAGGTGGCGGTGGGGGCGGAGGCTTTCGTAGCATCCCGTCTTCGACATTAAATCCTCGTCCTACCGGTAGCCGCTCTTCAAAAGACTACAAAGAAAAAGCTGACCGAGAATCAGAGTTTTCTGGTGAAATGAGTTTTGGCTCCCCCAGAGGTAGAAGTTCTGATTCTAGTGACAGATCCCCGCGCACGAGCGATGACTACGCCAAAGGTGGAAAAGTCTCTAGTGCCTCCAAACGTGCTGACGGCTGTGCCGTCAAAGGCAAAACCAAAGGACGGATGGTATGAACAACGACATAAAAACAATGACTGATGGCGCTGCTGTGGTTGTTGGACTTGGCGGTTTCATGGGCTGGATGACCCCTGTTGTAGCACTCATTGGTGGAGTATTGACCATTGTGTGGATGACTATCCGCATCTGGGAAACTGAAACTGTTAAAAACTTGGTGGCTAAGTATGCCAAGCACGAGTAAGAAGCAGCACAATTTCATGGAAGCGGTGGCCCACAACCCATCGTTTGCCAAGAAGGTGGGAGTCCCACAGTCTGTGGGCAAGGATTTTTCAAACGCCGACAAAGGCAAAACTTTTAAAAGAGGTGGTGATATGGCTAAAGCAAACCCTTTCATGGAAATGATTGCCAAGAAAAAAGACATGGCAAAAGGCAAGAAAGAAATGCCAATGAAGAAAATGGCTTCTGGTGGCATGACATCAATGGGCAAAGTTAAAACGGCTGCCCCAAGCAAAGATGGTATTGCTGTAAAAGGCAAAACCAAAGGCAAGATGGTCACCATGAAGTCTGGCGGCAAAGCCTACTGCTGACATGATGTCCAGCCGTGGTATGGGGGACATCAACCCCTCAAAGATGCCCAAAGGCGTGAAGACTCCGCGCCGCGATGACACCGATTTCACCCAATACAAAGAGGGTGGGAAAGTCAACGCGGCGGGGAACTACACCAAGCCGGAACTCAGGAAACGTATAGTCAGCCAAGTGAAAGCAGCGGCAACACACGGCACCGGTGCAGGCCAGTGGTCAGCCCGTAAGGCTCAGTTGGTAGCCAAGAAGTACAAGGCAGCAGGTGGAGGATATCGTGACTGAAAAGAAAAAGACCGGTACAGCTAGGTTTACTACAGAGCCTGAAACGCTTGGCGGGACTGATAGTCAAGGACAAACTAGCGACGATTTTGGCGTCCCAACTGGGAAAAGTTATATTTACCGAACAAAGAACGGCAAAGGCCGTACTATTGGGCCGGGGCTTACACTGCCTGACGCTAAAGCTAAAGAGTATGCTTCCGAATTGCAACGCGAAACTCGTGGCATGAAAAAAGGCGGCACGGTCAAGTCAGCTTCATTTCGTGCAGACGGAATAGCGCAACGCGGTAAGACGCGGGGTATGATGAAGTGAAAGCGCCGCAGGCTTCTCTTAAAAACTGGGGCGACCAGAAATGGCGCACCAAGTCAGGGAAGCCTTCATCTAAAACGGGCGAGCGTTACCTGCCAGAAGCCGCTATCAAGTCCTTGTCGCCAGCCGAATACGCTGCGACAACCAAGGCCAAGCGATCTGGTAAAAAGGCGGGTAGGCAGTTTGTAGCACAACCCAAAGTGATTGCCAAGAAAACGGCAAAATTTAGATAGGAGAACATTATGGCAGGCGGCGGCGGAACAACTGGAGGCGTCGGGGCACAAAGCCCTGCGGTAACCCCTCCCAACCCTATGGGGCAAATTGGCAACGCCGTTGGCGGAGCTTTGGGCGGCATGGGCGGACAACCTCAAAACCCGATGGGTAGCATGGGCGGTGGGTTTGGTGGCAACATGGGTCAACACTCATTTGGCGACTTGAGATCAATGCAAAACCAACCCAACATGGGCGGTGGGTTTGGTGGCAATATGGGTGGACAACTTACACCTCTACCGTCACCTAATATGCCCGGTATTGATTCATACGGTGGACAACCTCAAGTAGGTGGCCCAGCCCAAATGGTGGGCACAGATGATGCGTTTTTCCAATCGCCCGAGTTCAAGGAATATCAAAACGACCCGCGAAACATGATGGCCACTCAAGATATGTATAACTCCCCGTACTTTGGACAGATGGGTTCCGGGTCGGTTGGCAGAGCACAAGATGCTGCCTACAGAAAATACAAAGGTCTTGCCGATCCAAATCAGCTTTACGGTCAGATACCTCAAAATCCCATGCCGCAACCCGGCGGCTCTGGCAACAACAACCAACTAGGCCAGTTGGGTAACCGATTTGGCCAGTTGGGTAATATGGCCAACATTCCGCAACCCGAGATTGGCATGCCCGGAGGACAGGGCGGTCAAACACAGGGTGGTATGCCCGGTTTTGCACAGCCTTATGGGCAACAAATGGGTCAGATGGCCCAACAGGCGGCTCAGCAACAAGCTATGCAACAGGCGGCTCAGCAACAAGCTATGCAGCAAGGTCAAGTGGGTTTAGGACAAGCTCCCCAAGCAGGCTTGGAAAGTTTGGCAGCACTTTTAGGTGGCAAGCCCACCCCTCCAATGACGACTGTACCAACTGCACGTCCTACACCAATGGCAAAACCTTCGGTGTCACGACCCGCCCCTGTGGCACCAAAACCAGTTGCACCACCAATGGCAAAAGCAGCGGCCAAGCCTTCTGTTGTGCCCCCCAAGACTCCTCCGGCTGTGGCCCGCGCCATTCAAAAGCTGGCGGCGAAAAAACAAAATAGACGGTAAAAAATGGCAACAACCTCTGGACAAACAGGCTTTACCTTAGACCTCACCGAACTGGTGGAGGAGGCGTTTGAGCGAGCTGGTTCAGAGTTGCGCACTGGATATGACCTGAAAACGGCTCGCCGGTCGCTGAATTTGCTGTTTGCTGACTGGGCAAATCGCGGTATCAACATGTGGACGTTCGAGCAGGGCACGATTACCCTAACTCAAGGCTTGAACACCTACGCAATCCCCACAGATACTGTCGATTTGCTCGATCACGTCATCCGAACACAGGCAAATGTGGCCGCAACACAGTCGGATTTGACAATCACACGCATCAGCGTCTCGACCTACGCCACCATCCCCAATAAAATCACGCAAGCCAGACCAATTCAGGTCTGGTATCAGCGTTTGGACGGCCAAATTACTCCTACCACGGCGGTTTTGGCCACAAATATCAACGCCACGGACAACACAATCGTCCTGTCCAACGTGGTTGGTTTGCCCGCCATCGGGTACATCAACCTTGACAACGAAACCATCTTCTACAACTACATTGATGGCAACACTTTGGGGGACTGCTTCCGTGGCCAGAACGGCACGACTGCCGCTTCTCATACTGCCAGCGTCAATGCCAAGATTTACATCAATAACACCCCTCGCGTGACCATGTGGCCAACGCCTGACGGCTCCCAGCAGTACCAGTTTGTGTACTGGCGCATGCGCCGGGTGCAGGATGCGGGCAGCGGTGTTAACGTCATGGACGTGCCCTTCCGGTTTGTCCCTTGTATGGTGGCTGGACTGGCCTACTACATCGCTTTGAAAGTGCCCGGTGGCATGGACAGGCTCCAAGTGCTGAAACAACAGTACGACGAGGCTTGGATGACAGCGGCTGATGAAGATCAGGAACGCGCCGCACTGCGGCTCGTGCCTAGACAGATGTTCATTGGTGGTGGCTGATGGGAAATAGGTTTTCCTCTGGCAAAAACTCGATTGCCGAGTGCGACCGCTGTGGATTTCGGTTCAAGCTGACGGTTTTGCAAAAGCTCGTCGTCAAGACCAAGACGTATGACCTGAAGGTGTGCCCCCAGTGCTGGGAGCCTGACCAGCCGCAATTGCAGTTGGGCATGTATCCGGTGGATGACCCCCAAGGTGTGCGTGACCCACGTCCCGACCTGAGCTACCAAGTTTCTGGGCGCACAGGTTTGCAGGTTGTCCTGACCAACAGCCCAAGTGTTGATGCGCAAGGCGTGGTTGGTGGCGGTAGTCGGATATTTCAGTGGGGTTGGGCACCAGTTGGGGGCTCGCGGGCAAATGATGCAGGTTTAACCCCAAATGACTTGGTTTCTGCGGTAGAAATTGGTACAGTTACAGTAGCAACGACATAAGGAGTCGATCATGGACAAGAAAGATTTAGCGCAAGACAAAAAGATGATTAAATCTGCTGTGGGCAAGCATGAAAAAAACATGCACCCCGGCAAAAAACCCACCAAGCTCAAGGCTGGTGGTAAGACCAATAGCGACATGCTGAAGTATGGTCGCAACATGGCCAAGATCATGAACCAGCGTTCTTCTGGTCGCGGAGGCTAAGATGGCTGAATACAACCAACCCAAAACAATCCCAACCGTTGACGTGTACAACCAGCCAAATAAGGAATATCTGCGCGAAGCAAATGTTTCTGTGGCCAATGTACGCAGCGGTGACTACCCGCCCATGAAAACCTCCGGCATTGTTGTGCGCGGCGGTAAAGCGCAGACCAAAGGCAAAATGGCTAGGGGCCCAATGGCATGACCTACACCGAGTTGATTGCCGCTATTCAGTCGTACACCGAGAACACGTTCCCGGCAACGTACCTGTATGACAATTCAACTGTGTCTCCCCAGACGCAGTTGAATACCTTCATTGAGCAGGCTGAGCAGCGCATTTTCAACACGGTTCAGTTCCCCTCGTTGCGCAAAAACGTGACGGGGATAACCTCCAGCGGTAATAAATACTTGTCGTGTCCAGCAGACTTTTTGTCTTCGTATTCGTTGGCAGTCATTGATGCTACAGGCGCGTACGAGTATTTGCTGAACAAGGATGTCAACTTCATCCGCCAAGCCTACCCACAGCCAACCGATACAGCCATCCCCAAGTACTACGCGCTGTTTGGCCCAACGACTACCAACGACCCAAGCCCTGTAATCACAAACGAGTTGAGCTTTATTCTTGGCCCAACTCCTGATGCCGCTTACGACGTTGAGTTGCACTATTACTACTATCCAGAATCCATCACCACTGCGGCATCAGGCCAAACTTGGTTGGGCGACAACTTTGACTCTGTGTTGTTGTACGGCTCCTTGGTTGAGGCTTACACCTTCATGAAGGGTGAGCCAGATGTTATTGCTGGCTACAACCAGAAATACATGGAAGCACTTGGAATGGCCAAACGTCTGGGCGATGGTCTGGAGCGCAGCGACGCGTACCGAAGTGGCCAGTACAGAGAAGCGCCGCTTCCTCAGAATAATGGGGTGCGTTGATGGCTTTTACCGGCAACTACACCTGCAACGTGTTTCGCACTGGCCTGCTGGAAGGCTTGTACGATTTCGGCACAGGCACAACGGACGTTTTTAAAATTGCGCTCTACACCAATGCAGCCACGCTTGATGCGGCTACCGCAGCTTATACGTCTACGGGCGAAGTTGTGGCTTCTGGGTATACAGCAGGTGGCGAGATTCTGGTAATCAATCAAGTCCCCACTACAGGCAATCCCCCTAACACAACCGCATACTTGTCCTTTGCCAATGCCTCATGGACTGGTGCGTTCACAGCTCGTGGCGCACTGATCTACAAGGCAAATGGCACAACCAACCCCGCAGTCTGCGTGTTGGACTTTGGCGCAGACAAGACTTCAGCCAACACATTTGTGGTGCAGTTTCCTGCGGCCACTGATACAACCGCAATCATCCGCATCGCATAAGGAGCGACTATGTTTAACGAAAAAGCAACTTCAACAGACACCGTAAGCGCGGGTCTTGTCGCTCGTACTGGAGCTGACTCTGGCGCTCGTGCAGGCGGCGTATTCCATGTCGAGTGCCTTGACAAAGACGGCAACCTGAAGTGGAAAACTTCCGAGCACAACCTTGTGGTTAACGAGGGCTTGCAAGAAATGAACACCGAGTTTTTTAAAGGCTCTGCCTACACTGCTGCGTTCTTTCTTGGCCTGATTACTGGCCCCGGCTCAGGTACAACCTTTGCCGCCGCTGATACTCTGGCCTCCAAAGCATGGACTGAGTACACCGATTACGCGGGTTCACGCAAGGCCGTGACATTTGGTACAGCTACAACCGCAGACCCGTCCGTCATCAGCAACTCAGCATCCCCTTCCTCTTTCGCCATTTCTGGTGCAGGTGGCGTAATTGCTGGCGCATTCCTGTGTACCGTGTCGAGCGGCACGTCCGGCGTGTTGTTCTCTGAATCGGACTTCCAGTCTCCCGGCGACCGTACCGTTGTGTCTGGCGACACCTTGAATGTGACCTACACGTTCAGCCTCGACGCTGCTTGATGAGTGTTTGGAACATCCGCATTTGCTGAAACCCCCTATGCTGCATTGCCAGCAGGGGGGCAAGTGCTTGATAGTTCTATTAGTGAATCGGCAACAGCCGCTGATCTAGCAGCGGTACTTGCAATATTTCAGTCTGCCCTTGCGGAAACATCGACGGCATCAGAAACGGTACTAGTTGCCCCGTCCATATTTACAACAATAATTGACGAGTTTGCGCAGGGTAGTGAAACTGTATCTTCACTACCGATTTACGCCTGCGATATACAAGAAAGTGCGACTGCTGAAGACGCGGTATCAACCCTCGCGGATTTCTTGGCGGACATCACTGAGACTGCGGTGGCCGTGGATGACACAACAGCACTTGTTGACTTCATAGCAGATGTCCAAGAGCAAGCTGTCGGGGCGGATGCGGTAGCTTCCAGCGCAGACTTCCAAGGCAGTATTTTGGAAACCGCCACTGGGGCCGATAGCGTAGCCGTAGCTGCTTCAAATTTCAACGCAGTAATTGCCGAACAAAGTTCAGGTTCGGAGACGGTTTCCAGTTTGGTTGACTTTGCAGCAGCCCTAGCCGAAGCCGCAACCGCCTCAGATGCCACATCAGCGTTGGTGGATTTTGCCGCCGCCATAGCCGAAGCTGCAACGGCGCGGGATGTTGCGTCTGCCTTGGTTGACTTTGCAGCGGCCATAACCGAGACTGCCCAAGCCTTTGAAACGGTTTTAGGAGGTCTTGTGTACGCGGTGTTTATTGCGGAGATGGCGCAAGGGCTGGACACACCGTCTTCAAACGCAGATTTCAATGCCGCAGTGGCCGAGCTTATTTCTGGTCTGGACACACCCAGCGCAGCCGCCGGGTTTGGTGTTGCGGTTTCTGAGGCTGCGGCTGGCTCCGACAGTACTTTGGTGGCCCCCTCCACCTTTAATGCCTCCGTCAGCGAAACGGCGCAGGTGTTAGATGCGGTCTTTGCAAGTGCGGTCTTTTTTGCTACCATTACTGAAGGTGCGGTGGCCGCAGATCAGATCATTGCACGGCTGCTTTGGGAGATCATCAACGATGCGCAAACAGCAGATTGGGGCAACATTAATGCTTCCCAGACAACGACTTGGGCTACGATTGGAACAGCCCAGACCAACGGCTGGCAAGACATCAATTCTGCCCAGAATGCTGGTTGGACAGTCATCTACGACGGTCAAACTGACACATGGCAAGTAATTAAAACGCAGGGTTGAGCAAATGGCACTCGTAGTCAAAGATAGAGTTCAAGAAACCACCACTACAACTGGCACTGGAACACTGACTCTTAACGGTGCGGTTTTTGGTTTTCAAACTTTTGCAATTATTGGCGACGGCAACGTCACATATTACGCAATTACAGACCCGGGTACGGGGAGTTGGGAAGTAGGTGTTGGTACATACACAGCTTCGGGCACAACATTAAGCCGTACCACTGTTTTTGAGTCTAGCAATTCCGGCAGCTTGGTTGATTTTGCCGCCGGAACAAAAAATGTGTTTTGTACATACCCAGCGGAAAGGGCGGTGTATTTAGATGCAGCAGGGTCTGCTGTAACCCTTTTAGATATTGGCACACTGGGCGCAAGCACTGCAAACATCACGACTGCGAATATCACGTCCGGCACAATTACCACAACCCCGGTAAACAACACCGACATTGTCAACAAAGAATACGCTGACGCCATCGCATCCGGCATTCACTTCCATGAAGCTGTGGGCTACGCAACTACCGCAGCGTTACCTGCCTGTACATACAACAACGGCACATCTGGGGTAGGAGCCACGCTGACTGGAGACGCTAACGGCGCTTTGACGGTTGATGGCCATACGTTTACTTCGCCCACGGATGATGGAACACGGATTCTGATTAAGAATCAAGCAAACGGAGCGCACAACGGCGTTTACACGCTTACTCAAGCGGGCAATTCATCGCCGGGTGCGCCGTTTATTCTGACCCGATCAACAGACATGGATACTGTTGGAACCGGCGTTGACCAGATTGACGAGGGTGACTTTTTCTTAGTGACCAGCGGAACTGCTAACGTCAATACCGCTTGGGTACAGCAGACTGCTCCTCCCATAACGATTGGCACAACACCGATTATTTTCCAGCAGTTTTCCGCCCCTATCACCTATACCGCAGGGACAGGACTGAGTGAGTCCCCGTCCTACACATTCAATATTGCCAACACTGGTACGGCGGGTACGTATGGCTCCGCCTCTAACGTCCCGGTATTCGTCACCAACGCGCAGGGCCAAGTTACATCGGTCACAAATACAGGTATTGCTATTTCTTCGGCGGCAGTTTCAGGCTTGGCAGCTTCAGCAACAACGGACACAACTGATGCTTCAAACATTACTTCTGGTACGTTGGGCACTTCTCGGCTGTCTGGCAGCTACACGGGCGTTACTGGAGTCGGTACTCTTACTGCTGGTACTTGGAACGCTACAGCTATTGGTGCTGTTTACGGCGGCACTGGCCTTACCTCTTACGCTGTGGGAGATTTGCTCTACGCAGATACGACTACGTCTCTGGCCAAGCTCGCGGATGTAGCAGTTGGCAATGCTCTGATTTCTGGCGGCGTGGCTTCGGCTCCAAGCTGGGGCAAGATTGGTTTGGCAACGCATGTCAGCGGAACACTGCCAATCGCCAACGGCGGAACAAACAGCACAGCTACTCCAACAAACGGCGG